CGTGTTCGAGGAACAGGGATCATGGGAGCATTAAGATGAATACAACAAAATTAAAAGATTTGATCTATATCGGAATAATTTTAGTGACAATCGGAATGTCTTGGGGTATGTTCTCACAAAGACTTAATGCGGTAGAAGAGAAAGCAGACAAAATTGAACAAATTCAAGCAGATATTGCTGTTATTAAAGAGAAACTTTCCAATATGGAAAAAGTTCTTCTCAAAGACTACCAATAAAAATAACAAAGACGAACACCAAGAACATTGGGGAATAGGAGCGTAGAAATGAATACAATTAAAATTACTGATGAACTGAAGGCCAGGATTCGTGACCATGAGGGCTGTAGGGACGAAGTTTATTTAGACTCACTAGGCAAGGCCACGATTGCCATTGGACATTTGGTACAACCACATGAAAAAGAAAGATTTAAACCAGGGGTTAAAATATCAGCAGATGAGATAGAAGACCTATTTTTAATAGATTTGAATAGAGCTTGTGCAGGAGCAGAGCAGCTAATCGGAGAACTGTATAGAGGTAATACGAGACTACCCCAAATAATTGAGCACGTAATCGTGGAAATGGTTTTTCAACTCGGAAAGACAGGTGTTTCAAAATTTCGTAAATTCTGGAAAGCATTATCGGACGGTAACAAAAAAGAAGCTGCGGCGCAGATGATCGACAGCCGTTGGCATGACCAGACCCCCATACGCTGCAAAGAACTTGCTTCTTTAGTTGAAAACGCTTAGAGCGTTCTTCTAATAAAATTAGGGAATCGGCCTTCTTGCTTAAATGTCATGTAGGCCGCATACCAATCGTTTTTATATTCAGCTTGGCAGAAATCTTTAATTTCTTCGTCTTTATCTTCTTTGGTTTTGAAGAAGTTTAAAAAGTGATCCATGGATCTTTTAGTTAAATTGAACATCATTTTATTTCCTTTCGTCAAGAAAAATATCCACAAATTTTAAATAAACTAATGTTTATTTTGCACAATAGCTGTGATATTCTGTTTGGAAGAACAGCAATGACCGAAACATGAAAGGAATTTTGTGTATCGCAAAAGTTTTTAGATTTAGTGGTTCCTTGCAAATAAACAAATTTATTAATTGTTATTGCTGTTCTTAATATGATACTCGCCTACTAAGCGTAACCAGGCTTGCTGAGCTCTTAAAAAAGATTCCCCTTCTAAGACAAATTCCTGATATAATAAATCTCTTGTGCACATCATAACCACACCTTTTTTAATTCTAGTGCCGTACATAACATCGTGAGCTAAAGCGTAAGCTGCTAATTGCATCAAGTAATCTTGAATCCACTCTCTTTGTTTGGGTTTATTGGCTTGTTTAAAGTCTATGATAGCGTCATCACCGTTATGAACACCAACAACATCAGTAGTTCCAGCGTAAAGATGAGGGTAGAACAAACCCACCTCACATCCCCATACTTCATCCACATTGCATAAACCTTGCTCTTGTATTTGTTGAGCCATTGTTTTAGCTTTTTGACCATACTCTGTTTGGTTTTCATACCCTTCGCCCGTTAAATACCCTTCCAAATATTCATGCATATACGTTCCAATCGTAGAAGCTTCTATTTTTACTCGATCAGCTTCTTCTTGACCGACTTTTTGAATCCATTTTTGGATGCCATCTTTATTCTTTGATGTTCCGAGAATAGTTGTGACTGATGGCAGATTGCCTGATGTTGTTTCGTAAAGACGAGATCCGTCGACAGCCTTCCTCTTGAGATTTATATAATCATACTTTTTAACTAAACCAACCAATTTTTTAATTCCTCTCCCAATATCTTATTAGACATTGTTATTTTATTTTTTAAATTGTGAACAATCTTTTCATCAACTGTTTGCTCACAGATTAAATCAACGTAAGTACAGGTGTTCTTTTGACCTATTCTATGAGTTCTATCTTCTGATTGCAACCTAACTTCTAAGTCATAAGAATTACTATAATAGATAACATTCTTACAATTAGCAAAAGTTAAACCATATCCACCTGTTCGAGGATTAGAAACAAAGAAGCGTAAATCTGAACTATCGTCTTTAAATAAATCAATTGCTTCTTGTCGTTCTTGATCAGAAGTATCTCCGTAAAAGGATCGTACACTTTGAGGACCATATTTTTCTGCTAAGGTTTTTGTAATCGCTTGAATGTCATGACGATACACTGCCCAGATTAAAACTTTACCTTCCATCTCTTCAATAACATCAAGCATCTCATTGACTCGATTATTTTTTAAAGGCAATACTTGATCGTTCTTTTTTAAGTGACCACAGGTAATTTGATGTAGTCGTAATAAAATAGTAACGGCACTTTGAGCAGTGATTGTTTCATTAGCAATTTCTGTCATTGCGAACTGTTTCATCTCGTCATACGCTTTCTTCTGCTCGGGTGTCATTTCTATTTCACGTTTCATATAAACCTTATCTGGTAAATCAAGACACTCGCTTTTAAGAACACGGAACGAGAATCGTTTCAATATCTCTCCAAGCTCTTCTAGTCTTTGATAACCCATAACATGTCGATACTTATGAGATCCGCCTGCTGCTGTTCTCTCTTGAACAATGGCGTATCTATTTTGAAAAGCATAATAACTATCTTGCTCTAATAAATAATCATCTAAGAACTGACACTGACTAAATAAATCCAAAGGACTTTTGGTGACCGGGGAACCTGTTAGTATTCTCCTGGCCCGTGCTAACTTAGATATTTTAATAATATTTTTTGTACGAGCTGCAGTGCTATTTTTAATTGTCGTAGATTCATCAACGGCTAATAAACTTTTGTTAGCGTTTAAAAACTTTGTAACGTAATTGACACCTTTGGCTGTACTAAAAGCTTCGACATTAACAATAAGAATTTTCAATTGATCTAATATGCCCAAGGCTTCTTCTAACTCTTCTAGTTTTTTCTTTGTGTGATTAGGAGACCAAACATAACAAGTATGTTCGACATGCTCAGGCATGTGTAGGGGAATTTGTTCTTTCTCCCAATTTCGATAAACACCTTTTGGCGCAACAATAACAGCAGAGTCAATTAACCCGTTGTCATACTGCATAGCGATTGTATCAATTAAAACTTTAGATTTTCCCGTTCCCATCTCCATAAAAAGTGCAAATTCTTTACGTTTCCAGGATAGCTCTAATGCTTTTATTTGATGCTCGTATGGCTTAGTTTTAAATTTATATTTCATTTTTTTGTATTAAAGTTCTTGACAATAATATAATCGATATTATTTTTATTTCAAGAAAGATAATAATAATGGCAAAAGTATACGTAATACAAGAAAGACCAGAACGTAATATACTATCCGCAAGTCAATTTGGCGAGCTTACTTTAGTATTACCGTTTAGAAGACAGATTGTTTTATCTGCCGCGCCAACAATACAACAAATGCAAAGAGTCTTAAAAAATTTCACAGACGAAGATTATTTGTTGTTAATGGGAGATCCTGCAGCTATTGGAATAGCTTGTTCGATTGTGTCAGATATAAACAGAGGTAAATATAAATTGCTCAAGTGGGATAAAACTGAAATGATGTATTATCCTGTGCAGATTGACTTATACCAGAAAGGAGAATTTGATGACGGAGACGATATCTACAGACCAATTAGCAGCTCTAGCTAATGTAGCGCATACCTTATCTAATGAAATAGATTTAAATGAGGTAAAAGACGTTGCAAAATTATGTGAGCAACTATCTCAGACTGAGAATGCAATTGATCAGGCTGATCAATTAAAAAAAGAACTTACTGATATGAAAGAAAAACTTTCATATGAATTAATCCCTCAGGCAATGCAAGAATTGGGGTTACAGACTTTACAATTAAAAACAGGCGAGAAAATTCAAATCAAGCCTTTATTAAGAGTTACACCTAAGGTAGAAGATAGACCTGTAGTTTATCAATGGCTTAGGGATAATGGTTTTGGAGACCTGGTTAAAAATATAATCAGTGCTTCGTTTGGCAGAGGAGAAGATGCAAAAGCAGAAAACTTCAAAAAAGAAGTAGAGAAGCTTGGTCTAATGCCGAAACAAGAGGAGAAGGTAGAACCCTCAACACTGCGTGCTTTCGTTAACGAACAAGTCGTTGAGAAAGGACGGGACGATCTACCGTTAGACAAGTTTGGTGCTTTCATCGGGCAACAAACAAAAATAACTAAAGGATAAAGAAACATGAATCAAGTAGT